TCCTGATATTAGTCAAGAAGACCTTGAAGCATTGATTGCTCGTGTTGATGAAAACAATCAAGTAGAAGAACCCGCAAGACCACAAACCGCAATTGAAAGGATTTTAGGTGGCTGATCCGGTCAATACATTTATGACTCAAATTAAGAACGTCGAACAACGCTTACTTGATGACTTGCGTCGTGTAGCACAAGAATTGGACAAATTCAGCGATACCGAATTGATTCAGATTGCAAGGGAATTGGATTTCTTTCAAGAACTTCTTGACAAGGGATATTCTAACGCAGTCAATGGATTAATGAAAGCTTATGAATCTGACTTGTCAAAGATAAACGAAGAAGCGACAAGGCGAGGAGTTAAACAAGTTGCGGGAGCTTCTGTTGCTCAACTTCAATTATTGCAAGACTTAGAAGTTGAAAGTCTACTTGGCAAGGCTTCAGCTTATGCAAATGATTTAAAAGACGGATTGTTTAAAGGAATCATATCAGGCAAAAGACCTTCCGCGATCGTAAATCGTTTAGCTGAAACTATTAATCTTGAAACACGTCAATTGAATGTTGCGGTTGCTGACGGAATAAGGCAATTCGATGACTTAGCAAGACAAAAGGTTTATGAAGATATAAATGTCAATTGGACATATGTTGGCCCGTTAGATGAAAGAACGCGAGATATATGCAGAAAAACTTTTGATAATGAACCAAGTCAAGGTTATACCGAAGCAGAAGTCCGAGCAAGTGGAACGCCATTCGGTGTCCGGGGAGGATTCAATTGTCGTCATTCTTGGGAGTTAAAAGAATGAAGGCGCAAGATATTTTAACAATACCAAGAAAGATTTGGGCGACTATTGGCGGAAAGACAGTTACAAGGATTGTAAAAGATTCGGACAAAGGATTCGGAACAAATGAGAACACCGGAAAAAAACAAAAGTTTCCCGGATATACTTCAAGTTATTCAATAAAAAAATCAGAAGGAAAAGCCGGGCCAAAAGGTGTTTCAAAGTCAAGACAAGTCAATCCTCCAAATCTACGTTTGACCGGAACAATGTTAAACAGTATAAAAGCAGATAAAGCAACGAATGTAGGTGTCGATATAATATATCGCGATGGATTAAAGGTCAAAGGCAATGCAGATAAGGGACGCAATATATTTGGTGTCAACGATGTCAATGAAAAGAAGATCGTAAAAGAATTAAGTGATTACATAAATCGTAATCAACAAAAATACGCAAGTAAAAAGGTTAGTATTAAAATTGGATAATTTTATTAATAACAACGAGGAGGCATAAAAAATGTCAGAATCAGTACAAGAAAACGTACAAGAAAACGCCGAAGCAAACGGCAACGAGTTGACCACTCAAGGTCAGACCACAACCGACACTTCCGGGCAGTCGGATTTGTTAAGAGAAGTAATGGCTAAGAAAGATAAGATTCGAGGACTTGAATCACAACTCGCCGAACTTCAAACAAAAGAAGAAAAAAGACGACACGAAAGAATGCAACAAGACGGAAAGAAAGATGAATTAATTTCAGAACTTCAAGGTCAAGTTGAATCATTGTCGCCTTTTAAAGAACGCTTGGAAACTTACGAAGCAAATCGCCGTCAAGCATTGCTTGAGCGTTTGCCTGAATCAAAACAAGAAAAGTTCAAAGGACACCCAATTGATGTATTGGAAGACCTCGCGAATGAATACGCTACCGCAACACCGGTCAAGGTTGATAATCAATCTCCCGGTTCATATGGTGGGTATACTTCTATGAAAGAATGGGCCGAAAGCGATCCGAAAAGCTATAAACAAAGCACTCGGGTTAAAAAAGGGATAATGATTGGCTATGGCAAATAAGTATAAACCATTCGGAGTTGATCTCGATCCAAAGGGAGATTTGAAAGAAAAGAATCTTCCGGACGGAGATATTCACGCCACAATAAAAGGCGAGAAAGTACCATACGAAACAATGATCGACGAATTAGAAGAACGAGCAAACAATGCAACACGTGGAAAACGTTTATCGACCAAAAAGTATTTTGGCGGTTGGGTTCCTCCAAATAAAAGTAAAGGACTAAAAAATGGCTGAAACCGATACCGGAGTAGCCCAAGGTGGTCTGGATAAAGTCATTGGAGACGCAATTATTGCCTTCAATGAAACCAACGTTATGTTCCCCTTGGTCTCCGTTAAACAATGCCCTCCGGGCGCAATAACCGTTCAATGGCCTGAATATAGCGCAGTTGCTTCATCAGCAGTTGGCGCAGCCACAGACGGTGCAGACTATTCAACAGTAACAAGCATTACAACAACTGCAAGAACCGCGACCGTATCTGAACACGTTATACGTGCAGATGTGACCGACCTTGCCGTTATGGGTAACGCTGACGACATCGCCGGTAATACCGGACAGATTCTTGGAAATGCAGTAGGTGCAAAATTAGATGCAGACCTTACCACATTAGGAAAGTCTTTTTCACAGACCGAATGTGGCGCAGGAACTCAATTAACACTTGATCACATCTTTGGTGGATTAAGACAGTTAAGAGCTGCAAACGCACCCGCACCTTATAACTTAGTTATGAGTGACAAAGGAATCTTTGGCGCAAAAGGTTTGCAAGGTTTACTTGTAGACGTTGCAGTTACCGGATCAAACTCAAAACCTGCTTCACTTCTTGGCGAACAAGGGCAAGAATTCTTGTCACGTGGATTCGTTACTTCATTAGGTGGCATCGATATTTATTTCTCAAATGAGATTGATGACGATGTTTCATCCGGTGGCGATACCGCTTCCTTTATGTTCTCAGCCGGTGCGATGGGATTAGCAGTTGGCCCTGAAGGTCTAATGCGTATTGAGACAGAAAGAAACGCTTCTTTCCGTTCTACTGAGTACGTTGCGACCGGTTTTTGGGGCGAAGTCGAAGTAAAAGACGCTTTTGGTGTAACTATACTTTCAGACGTTAGCTAAATAAAACAATGATACGGGGCGGTTTATCCGCCCCTATCTTGGGAAAGAAAAAGAAATGTATTTTAAAAAAGAATCAGGAATAATCTTCGAATACGACAAAGAACGTCACGATCTAAAATCTTTGAAAGAACGCTTTGTTGAATGCGATAAGGACGGAAAAGAGATTAAAAAGAAAAAAGATAAAAAGGCTAAATAATGGCTTTAGGAAGTAAAAGACATATAAATTCAGTATTGAAGGAATACTTCCTTGACGTAGCCGGGACAACCGATGCAATGTCATTCAATGACGCTATGAGGGCGGGATTGTCAGAATTAGGATACACCGGAAGTTTGATGCAAATGTTGAAGACTTGGGCGAATGATCTTGAAGGCCCGGGTGTTTCAAATCTTCCAATTTCTGTTGCATTGAAAAAAGCCGGTCAAAACTTAGTTGGCGAAGACATTCACGACGTAACCGAAGGATTGAAAGAGCTTGGCGAATACATAACCTTTGGCAGTATTTTGACAAAATTTGAAGAAGAAAAAAGAAAATTTGCATTTATTGATTAAACCGCACGGAATAGCCGTGCAACTTATCTTATGGAAAGGAGATAAAAAATGGCAGCATTAGGCTCACAAAGTATAGCAAGTTCATTTGAACAACTTTTACACGTTGACGCGGATGGCGGAGGAAACGGCACAACACACGTTTCAGTAAAAGACGGCGACAACGGAACAACATTCGGATTTACAATAGCAACCGATGCGTTAATGATGACCGGAACAAATCGTTTAGAATTTGGGGATAACGGAACATATATACATCAAAGCGCGGATGGTGTGCTTGATTTAGTATCCGACACAGAATTAGAATTAAACGCAACCACGATTGATATAAATGGCGCGGTTGATATATCAGGCGATACCGCTTCAGCCGGTAATCTTACACTAACAAAGGGCGACGCATCAAATACATTAATATTTAATGCCAATCTTTCTTCGGCTGCTGATAATATCGCTTTTTTAAAAGGGAATTGGAACAATACAACAGTTTCACAAATAACTTTATTTACTGGGCCGTCCACTTCACCAAAAGACGATGGCGGGATTGCTTTTGCAACAAAAACAACAACTCAAAGTTTAGCCGAAAGAATGCGGATTGATACAGTTGGAAACATAGGTATCGGCGACACCGATCCAAGC